TATACATCACAACTGTGCGGCTTTCGTAGTCTACCACAGTTAGCACACGCACACCATCCAGTTTGGGCTCAACCAATTTCTTGCCTGTGATCTTGCCTTCGTGATTGGCACCATCGTGCGCCAACATGCACTCAAACACAGGCACAGCATATTCGGGCTTCTTGCTTTTCTTGGCCACAGTGTTTACTGTCTTTTCTGAAACACCACAGCGAAGGTCTTTGATAAGGATCCTACGATAGAATCCATTCCATTGATCTTTGGTGGCCACATCCATGGCCAATTTGATGGCATCACGTGCGGCATGACCTGTGAGTGTTCTGCGATACAGAGCATCTGCCAATTCACTGAAGTTGGCCCAGCTTAGGCCCTGTCCATCTGCATCACTCTCTGGAACCTGCTTGACTCCAAAGGTATGCAGTTTGTCCAAACACCAGCGAACTCCTTCGAAGAATTCATCTAGCCCTTCTGTCATTGCTTCTGCAAGAATAGCTTCTTTGGCCAAACGGCTGTTGTCTGCTTCAAGTTGAGCAATAACTGCTTGCGGTTGTGTTCTCATTTTCTGCTCCTAAACTGTTACAATGCTAATATTATAGCATCGAACAGTGGAGTTGTCAAGCGATATTTTGGATTGATTATCCTAAATAGTCCGCCCAGCTAGGATGGCCCAGGTGATAGCCTCTAACCCTGCGTTTGGCAACTAGATCCCAAAATGTAGGCTTGTAAGGAGCAATCTTTGGCTTCATTTTACCCACATGAGCTGCCTTGCGATAGTTACAATGTTTGCAGGCTGTGGTCGAGTTTTCCCAAGTGGTCTTGCCGCCCAGGCTCACAGGATGCACGTGATCCAAAGTGGCGTTGGTTTCTGTGACATTTGTGCCACAGTATTGACAGGTGTAGGCATCACGCAGGAATATGTTGCGTTTGCTCAACCGCATGGTATGTTTGGGTTTTTGATATGTGTTCAACATGATCACAGCAGGCACACGAGTCTGCCATCTGGCACTGTGGACAATCCAATCGTCATGCCATTCCAAGACCTTGACCTTGTCCAGAACCATGTATCGTATGGCTTCCTGCCAATCTACCACACTCAAGGGTAAAAGGCTTACAGGTTGCATGTCTGCGTTTAATAAAAGGGTGCTCATGATATATTTAACTGCGGGTTGATTACATGACTATTATATGCTCAGATTACAAAGAAAACAAGAGCCTTGACAATAATTACTAGACACGTTATACTTTAATTTTGCACAAAAGGAATTCTATGTTAGTACCAATGGTAGTTGAATCTACATCAAAAGGTGAGCGGGCCTACGACATCTTTAGTCGTTTGCTCAAAGAGCGTATTATCATGTTGAATGGTCCTGTAGAAGATCACATGGCCAATCTGGTTGTGGCCCAATTGCTGTTTTTGGAGAGTGAGAATCCAGACAAGGACATCAGCCTGTTTATCAACAGCCCAGGCGGAGTTATCACAGCTGGTATGAGCATCTACGATACCATGCAGTTCATCAAGCCCGATGTGCAGACCTATGTTATGGGACAGGCCTGCTCAATGGGCAGCTTTCTAGCACAGGCAGGCGCTAAGGGTAAACGATACATGCTGCCTTATGCACGTCACATGATCCATCAGCCTTCAGGTGGCGCTCGCGGCATGCAAAGTGACATTGAAATCCAATACAAAGAAATCACCAAGATGAAAACCATCCTGACTGATCTCTATGTTAAACACAATTCTGCAGGCAAGACCTATCAAGACTTTGAACGAGATATGGATCGTGATACGTTTATGTCAGCAGAAGAAGCACTGGCCTACGGCCTAGTAGATAAAATAATCGAGAAACGACCATGAACTTACAAACATTAGGTAAAATAGACAAAGGGTGGGGATTTGAATTGGTATGGGCTAACAACGACAAATACTGTGGAAAACTCCTGGTATTTGAACGTGCGGGAGCTAAAACCAGTTTGGTGTTTCACAAAGAAAAATACAAGAGTTGGTTCATCAACGCTGGTAAATTCAAGGTAACCTACATTGATGTTAGCACAGGTGAAGTCAAGGAAGCTATCCTAGAAGAAGGCAAGACTGCAGACTTCGGAGCTCTTGGCCCGCATCAAATCGAAGCCTTGGTTGCTAACAGCGTGATCTTTGAAGTTGGCACCCCAGACCATGTGGAAGATCGATTTAGACTTGCGCCGGGTGACACGCAAACGAAGCAGCTAGAGCAGTAATTAGATCTTCAATCATACCATCATCGTGAAACGGAGTAGGTGCTAGACGCAACCGCTCCGTGCCCACAGCTACAGTAGGATTGTTAATAGGCTGGATATAGATGTTGTGCTCGTTGAGCAGTTCATCGCTGATGGCTTTACAACGCACAGCTTCACCAACTAGGATAGGAACAATGTGTGTGCTAGTGCATTCCATTGCAGGCATGCCAGCTACACTCAATCTATGTTTGAGTTTACGAGCTCGTTCCTGATGCTTGTCTCTAAGTTCTTGATGATCCTTTAGATATTTGACCGCAGCCAATGCACCTGCACAACTCACAGGGCTCATGCTTGTTGTGAATATAAAACCCGCAGCTACAGAACGGATGGCGTCGACAACCTCAGCATCGGCAGCAATATAGCCACCTTGGACTCCATAGGCTTTCCCTAATGTACCGTTGACTATGTCAACACGGGATTGTAGCCCTAGCTCTTCAACTTTCCCACCACCGTGGGGTCCATAGAGTCCTACCGCATGCACTTCATCGATGTAGGTCATAGCACCATATTTGTCTGCTAGATCGCAGATTTCTTTGATGTGTCCTACGTCGCCATCCATCGAGTAAACTGATTCAAATACGATACAGGGCACGTTGCCTGTGAGTTGTATGCTTGTTAATATATCTTCTAGGTGATCGAGATCGTTGTGACGGAACACTGTTTTAGGTGCCCGGCTGTGAACCATGCCAATGACTAGGCTGTTGTGATTCTCACTGTCCGAAACAAAATGTATGTTGGGTATGATCTTACTAAGTGCAATCAAAGTCCACTCATTGGCCACATAGGCCGATGAGAACAACAGAGCTCGGGCCTTGTTATGCAGAGTGGCTAATTCGTATTCTAGAGCCACGTGATAGTGACTGGTGCCTGCAATGTTTCTAGTACCACCCGATCCTGCACCTGTGTGATCTAGTGCAGTGTGCATAGCATCTAACACAACTTTGTGCTGGCCCATGCCCAAGTAGTCGTTGCTGCACCAGTTTGTGATGCTCTTGATGTTGTATGGCCCGTACCACATAGCTGAAGGAAACTTGCCCTTTTCACGGATGATATCGTTGAACACACGGTATTTGCCCGTGTCTTTGAGTGTTTTGAGTAGATTATTAAAGGGGGCTTTATTGATCATAGTCAACTATTTACATAAATATTAGACTGGGAGTAATAATGGCCGTAAACGGAATATCAACACTAGCAACCAAAGCAGAAAGGCAAACAGCCAAGCTGGGCATCGCAGAGCTAAAACGTAAAGGCTATACATTAAATGCCGACGGAACCGTTGCCTCAGGCCCGGATACAACCAAGATATTTTATCGAGTGAACAATACCTTGGATATTACTCTGTTACCAGATACCTATGCTACAGCCGCAGATGATAATGCCAACACAGGTGGCTTGCTTAATGGTCGTCCATGGTTAAACATAGCAGGTATTGCATTTGCCCCAAACATCTGGCGCACAGACTACGAACTCTACTTCAACGATACGCCGTCATTCTTTGCCACAGCCGCATTAAAGGCCGCGCCCAACGACTATAATGGTACCGATACTACCATCAGTGAACCAACCTTATTAAACAATACCAGTATTGAATACAAGGGTTACTTCCTTGCCACCTATACTGGCACCCATACTTTCTATCTAAATTCAGATGATGGCAGTTGGATGTGGGTTGGACCAACAGCATTAACTGGATTCACTACAGCAAACGCACTGGTGCAGAACGGTGGCTTACACGGACTAAACGAAGTTAGTGCTACAATAAGTTTAGTTGCCGGCACATACTACCCAATACGCATACAATTTGGTAACGGACCTTCAGGTCCTGGTCAACTATTTGCCAGCTATGAACATTCAGGACAGGCCAAAACCAGCACGTGGACTGGCAAAGTCTTCTATAACACAGCCACTAACGGATTTTAAGGAAAAGAACATATGAGATTAGCAGACATTATGCGAGACATCGCAGACTTATTAGATCAAAAGCAAGGACAGGGTGCTGACCTAAGTCAAAACTCGACTCAACAGCGTATGACTCCTGCTGAGGTAGAAGAGCCAGAACTTGACGACGAGCCAGTGATGGTTCCTGCACTGCAACAGAAACACGAGCTGCTAAAGAAAGTGGCAGGTGTGCCAAGTGCATATGATGATCAAGACACGAAAGAAACTGGTGAACTAGATCGCATGCGCAAGATGGCAGGCATTGTTGTAGCCGGTGACGAGATTGACGATCTAAATTAACCAGGAGCAGTAATGGCTATAAGAAAACTTGCAGCTGGGCAACAAGCATATCCTGTTGATACCTATGTAGGCACAGCAGGGACCTTGTTTTATGATGAGGACAATGGAACTCTGCGTATCAGCAATGGTGTCACACCCGGCGGCAGTTTAATTACATATCCAGTTGCTTCTACTACCCAACTCGGAGGAGTAAAACTAGGCCCCGGCGTTACTCTAAACGGTAGCGGCCAGATTGTCATTGACAGCACTGGATTAGACTTTAGCTTTGGCGACCTTGCTTCTACCACTGAAACTTATGCTGTAGGACATCCTAAGGCAGGTGATGACTATGCTGTTCTATCTACAATTAATGCCGACGAAGATTTTTATTTGGCATCTAACGGTACAGGCAGTATCGATGTTGTTGGCGAATTTAACGTATACAAAACCGAAGGCGACATAGCAGGAGCTATTCTAGAAGAACCAGTTTTCAAAGTTAAAAGTGATGGACAGGTTAAAATATTAGTTCCTGTTATTGATGCCACAGAAGGCGCAGTGGCCATTGTAGGCAGTTCAACTGGAGCATTTATATCGCCTGTTAACACTGGTGTTATGCTCCATGTCACGGGTAATTACTCAAG